CTTAATGATCTTGATACAACAGATGAACCAGCAAATCCATCGAAGATATTTAATTTTTCTTTTTTTACTACAGGTAGAACATTTTCTTGAACAATTTTCTCAATGTAAGAAACTAATTTCCTCTTGTTTCCTATATAAGTAAGCATTGTTTGATATGTAAAATTATCATTAGTATTCATTTATTATAAATAGTAATAATTAAATTTAAGTAGTTTTCAATTTTATAAAAAAAATATTTAATCTCTTGCGACAATTACAAATTCTATTAAAAGTAAATCACTTGCGTTATCAAACATTGTATCAGTCTCATTATCTAGATCTGTAATAGTACCTGTAATTTTTGTTAATTTACTTGGGTTAATTGTTGATACAAAATTTAATTTCTTTCCTTTATGAATTTTTCTTCCACCTCCCACCCCAGTATATTCATTCGGAATTATTAATTTATTAAACGAATTAGTTTCGGTTGAATTTCCTTGATGATTAAATTCATTAATTTTGATAAGGTATGCTGAGCAAGCGGCAGTATTAGCTGGTTTAGAACCTACATTAAATGTCGTAACATTCTCTAATAAAATATCTGATAAACGATCAATTATTAAAGGTTCATGTAAATCAACATCAATGATACCATTTACCAAATTACTTCCTGTACATTTTATTATAAAGGTTTTTCTTTCTCTTCTTTCATTTTGATATCCTGGATTTTGATAAAATGCTAATTTAGCATTATCGCGGTCTTGTTGTAATTGTTTACCCCATTCCATATTATATTTAATAGTAATATTATTATTTATTTTAAAACGAAATTAATCTCTTGGAACAATTACAAACTCAGCAAGAAACATATCATTAGTATTAAATAAACCAGTTGATCCATCTAATGCTGTAATAGTTCCAGTAAGACTAGATAATTTTGTAGGGTTCATACTACAAATATAATTTAATTTTCTTGATTTATGAATTTTTCGATAATTAGTTCCACCACTAGGTATTACATGTGGAATAATAATTTTATTAAAAAGATTCCCTGTTGTACTTGGTTCTGCTGAATTCCCCTGATTATTAAATTCATTTATTTTTAAAACAAAAGCAGAACGATCTGATAAATTACTAGCACGATTTAAATCTAATCCATTAATATTGTCCGTGTCAGCATGCCATGTTAAGAAACTTTCTAAATAAATATCTGATAAACAATCAATAATTAAAGGTTCTTGTAATGTTTCATTAATTTCGGTATCTTTTCCTGAACCTGCGATCCATTTCAAAATAAATGTTTTTTTACCCCTTCTCTCAAACTGATATCCAGGATTCTGAAAAAAACTAAGTTTCGCATTTTCTTGACTTTCATTAAGTTGTTTTTGAAATTCCATTATTATTATTAGTATAATATATAAGTTATTTTAAAACGAAAATTTGTTTCCTTTCTTCAATGAAATTTTTGATAAAACGATAGGATGTTTCTAATTGATCGATATTTTGTCCACCTGTAATAATTATCTTACCACTCTTAAATACCGCAATTGTGACTTTCTTACATTTTCCATCACCATCTGCTCGACCTTTTCCATTACATAATGATTCACAGCAGCAAATACCATCAAATTGGTTTTGATTGATGAAATATTTAATATTAACACCGGGATAATTACAAGGTTCATACGAGGAGTAAATACCCGAATCAATAATTTCTTGATGTAATATCTCTCTATTAATTTCAAAACCAATATCAAAATCACTATTTATCAGAACTAATTTATGATCTACTATTGATACTTCTTTATCAAAAATTGAGATATTCTGAAAATATTGAATTAGGTTTTGAATTAAAATAATCCCTTGATCTTCTTTTTTAAGTCCTGTGATTTGTATCTTTCCATTATTAAATAATTTTACATTCATAATTTTATTATCATGAACAACATGTAAAGTTGCTTGATTATAGAAGATTTTCTTTTTTGTCTTTTTTCTCTTTTTCCTTAACATTTTTTTTGAAAATCCTTTTGGTAAATTTTCAGCACCATATTCAATAAAAGGAATATATTTTGTTATTGGTACAGAATCATATATCTTCTTTAAATCAATGTCTGATGAGATCTGTAAAATTGATGTGATTGTTGAAATCCTTAAGTGATCCATTTATCAAATAAAATTCTATAGGATATCTTTAAATATTTTCAAATTCAATAAAAAAAATATAGTTATTATTATAAATGATTGAAGAAGTATCAAAAGGAATCCGTAAATTTTTAGATGAGCCACACGAAAAAATCTATTTAAATATGATATTGATTGTTATATTTTCAGTAATATACTATCAATTATATCTTAATGATCAAACATCATTCATGGTGAATGAACAATTATTAAAAGAAAAAGATGGTAAATTAGATTATGTAGACTTTTTATATTTCTCATTATTATTACAATTTACATTATCATTTGGTGATATGGTACCATTTACAAAAGAGATTAAAGCTGTAAGTTCAGTTCAATCATTAATATTTTGGGCGATTGCTTTGTATTAAAACATTTTTATAATTGATGTTTAATTTGGTATCCAAGTGTGATGTAGGGTTGATTCGTTGCTAAACATATTTTATGATTATTAAAGGTGAATATTTTATCATGATAGTTATATTTATTCGCGAATTTACAACATGCTCCACAACAATAAACTGGTTTAATTTTACCTTCTTTTGAATATCTCCAGATATAAATTTCATATTTATTTTTTTTATCGTATGTTCGACAATAATTAATACCTTTCCTTTCAGCATGTATTGATATTTGATTATGATTTTCACCACATGCCCTTGATGTTCCTTTATTAACAATCCTTTTCTTTTTAGGATCATATACAGCATAAACTACTGCAACAGAACATGAATTAATATCATAAAGACTATCAAACGATGTTTGATCTTTTAATAAAAGAATTGGATCCTCAATCATTTATGACATAATTATATTTGTATTAATAAATATAAATATATATATATCAAATTTATAGGTTCTAAAATAGTTAACATTCTTTATCTGATTCTTTATCTGATTCTTTATCTGAGAGTAATTCTTCTAATTTTTTTATTTCAGGTAAGAATTCGGTAATATTCATCTGCTCACCTTCACCCCCACCCTCATCATCTTCATCTTCATTTTCATCTTCATCTTCATCTTCATCTTCATCATCTGATGGTTCGAGCATAGAAATTACTCTATCTTTATTTACATCATCACCCGGGCAGTACATGTATGTTAAATCTTCTAAGCATCCACGTAAGATATTTTTATCCATATTAAAGAAGTGTTTATCTTTAATCATTCGTAGGATGACTTCCATCATATCTTGATAACTATTGATAATAATATTATTATCCGAGATATATCTAGGAATGAATTCATGTGAGTTCTCAAGTGTAACAAGTATAAGATTTGAAATCGGTGGCATTTTTAATAATAGAATATTTATTTTTAATGATTAAAACGCTTGGAAATAAAAAATATAATCTTTACTAGAGAAATGGATATTGATGGAATGGAATCAAGATTAAATAAGATTTCAAGCGAATTGAAAAAAGAAGATCAAAAGATGAAAGAAACAATACAGAAAATAGCAGATAAGGATGAAACAAAACAATCCTATGAATATTTATCAGAGGAAGAAAGGAATTACCGAAAAGTTAATGATGCCTATAAGAAGTATATTTCACAATATTCAAAAGAATATATAGAGATGTCTGATTACTACTATGGACCTGAATTACCCTATGATATCTACAATCGAGAATTTAATAAGATTAGAACTGAAGGGACATATTTAGATTCACCGAAAGATGTAAAAGAGTTATATGCTTTATTTATGTTCTATTCAATATTTGATATTTCAGTTGGAAAGGTTATCTGCTCTGGATAGAATTTCTTTTTTATTTTCTTTTGTATGTTGATATTCAAAATTATCAGAGTATTCGTCGGGATAGAGTAAGGAATAATTATCATCCGGTTTCGCATGTTTATCAAAAGGATCGAGGGGAGGATCCCAATTATTATTTGAAATATCAATAATTTTATTATCATTAAAATAATCATTTTTATGGCTTTTCATCGACTTACAATGAGGTGATTGATAATAATTTGGAAGATTTTTTTCTTCAGTTAATTTAATGATTGAAGAATAGAATCCTTTTAATGGTGCTTTAAGATGATTTGTTTCTTTTGTATAATTCGTTTCTCCTTTGGTTATTTCATCTTTACAGATTACAAATTTATCTTCATTTGGACGAAATCCTTCAAGGACTGATTTTGAAAGAAACATCATGAATAAAAAAGCGATAAATAAAACAAAAAACATGATATATTATATAATTTATATTATTTTAAATAATCTACATGTAAATAATATGATAAATAATATAAATAAAAAATACATAAAATAGTTTCTCCGCTTATTTTTACTATCAAGTTCAATTTTTTCTTTCTTCATAAGTTTTGATTCATCTTTAATGTAGTTAAAGAAATGGTCAATGTGTTGTTTCATATATATAAATATATATAAAATATATTTTAATTCTCACGATAATCCCCATCTTCATCTGCTCCATCAAGACCTTCATCTTCACGATCGATATCACGTTGTGTGTAACCTTCTTGATCCATTTCTTCTTCTTCTGGGATACCTTGCGGGGTTGTGAATAAATCTGTATTAATATTATTTCCTTCAAGAACTTCAAGTTGTTCTTGATTTTGGAATACTAATTCTTTAATTTGATCAGCCCTTTCATTTTCAAGTTGTGTAACTCTTGTATCACTCATAAGATACTCTAAATTTCCTATACCAGCATCTCGATGCCAATTTGTGATTCCCGCGCGTTGTTGTTCAAGAGTTACTAAACGAGCATCACCTGTTTTACTTTCGAGATCATCGATTAATTTTTGTTTTTCTCTTTCTTTTTGTTTACTTAATTTATCAGATAGAAGATCATTTTGATGAATCCATGATGGATCGAAATATTCTTCAAGAAAATGTACGAGAATATCAAATGAAAATTCAGAACATATTTTGATTGAATCATTTAAATCCATACTATCTTGTTCTTCTAAAGATAAGAATAATTCATTTGCAAATGTCGATGATGGGGATTGTTCATCATTAAGGTTATCGATATAATCAATTATTTTTGAGAATAAGAATAAGAACATAAATTGATTAAATAGTTCGGCATAATTTTCTTTAAAGATTGTTTTTTCATTACCCAGAATAGAATGAATATCAGAATGATAGTATGCTTGAATATGATTAAATAATCCTTGAAAACAGAGAGAATATTTATGTTCTTTATGATATTTCATAAAACCTTGATATCTAATATTTTTTTCAGGAATGAAAATATCATTATGTAATAAGAATTCATTACTATTTAAAAAATCTTTCATATATTCATGGTTCGATTCACTTAATTTCCATTGATCTGGAATTGAGGGATGAAAAATAGTCCCTATTGGTCTCGTAGTCTTATCAGATTGTTTACTTAATCTCCCAATGATATAAAATATATTTTGGAAAGAATTATGAAGTACCTTATTTCCTTCTAAAAATTTGTTCAAGAGTATCTCAAGTGAATCAATATTTCTTCCAAAATTTGTTTTAAACCTTCGTACCTGTTCTTCTATAAGATGACCCTCTTCATGGAGTGTAGTAAAAAATCTTTGTATTCTTTGTATTGCTTCATTATTGTATTGAATTACTTCATTAAATATACGACTATATTCTTTCTCTTTATCTTGAGATTGTTCAATATTATGTAGACTATATAGTATTTCATGGGCTTCATCTGCGTCATATTGAAGTAAATTATTTGTTTCAATAAATTGATGTAATCGATCTGTTGTTTGTGTATTTGTGATATCACGAAGTGGTAATTTACATAATGATCTCTTATAGTCTAAAATACGATTTAGATTTTCAGATGTTTGTGATATCTTATTTGAGCAAACTGCTTCACGTTCAATTGTTGGATCAGCGACAAGATTAAAGATGAATTGATCATTATCATATTTTTCATAAATTGTATCATTTTCATCGAAGCAGAATTTGTCAAAGAGTTTATTTATCATATCAGTATCAAGAAGTTCTTCAGGACTTTCGTTTGGAAAGATGACTGGTTGAATATAATTATAATTTCTTTTTGGATGTCCATTAAGAAGCATACCATTCCAATTATTAAAACGAATATGAATATATGTATCAATTGTATCTTTATCATCTGGATTTTTATTTTTAAAGTATTCAGTTAATTTAATAATAAATACTTCTTTAAGGTCTTGATATTTGATTACTTTTAGTTCATTTGTAAATGAATCCCATCCAATGGTTTCAATGATTTGTTGAATTGTTTCTGAATCGGAGATTGTATTTAAAAATTGTTGAATAAGTAAATTAATTAATGGATTTTCCTCACTTATTCCATGAAGGTGTACAGAATAGTTAA